AACGCAATATGATGAAGGTGTTGAGTTTATAACTAACACTGAGTTTCTTTCTGAAACACAAAGGCAAGCTGCTTTAACTAATTTTCAAAGAGCTAAATCTGATAACATTATTGGTAATGCTATTACAGACCAGACAACATCATCAGGCTTACAAGCTGCTATGAACTATGCAGTAAATGGGATTGAAGAAAATTTACCACCAGAACTTAAAGCTGCTGTTGATGAAGCTCTTAAGTTTACTAACAAAGAGGCAATTGCTGGTCAATTAAATGTAAGGCAAACTATTATTGAAGGAGTAGAAGCAGATAATAAAGCAATACAAGAATCTGTTAATATAAGAACTGATTTGATTAGTGGAAATTTTATAGAAAGAAATTCTGCAAATGCAGATGAAATTCAAGATTTTATTCTTGAAGCCGCAGGAATGGGAGAAGAGTTTTTCTTTAGCGAGGAGGCATTTAATCCTAATAATACAGGCGCACTTCTTTTGTCAAAATCTATGCAAGCAGGAATATTACCACCTGCTTTAAAACAAATGTTTCAAGACTTAGCCGCAGGTGCAGTTAAAGGCACTGAACAAGATCTAAACATCCTTACTTTATATGAACAGTTTTCTCAGCAACCAAGAGGAACAAATGCAAAAGTAAATCTTTTTAGCGGCATAGGATTGGGAGATAAAACATTAGCAAGGCTTGCTTCTATTTCTGCTGCAAGAAAAGTAACTGGTGAAGATATAGCGGATATAGCTACTAGATTAGCTCAAGCTGATACTGAAGAAGTGAGAACATCTATGATGCGAAAGTTTGGGGATCTTTATGACAAAGAGTCTCTAAGTGCTAATGATTTTGTTCAGAGAGCAGTGCCTGATGCAAGAACAAATCCACAAGCAATAAGAATGTTAGGTTCTTTTGCTATGTATATGGGTTCTTTGGGAATGGAAGCAGATACTATAGAAAGTAACCTGCAAGAGTATTACAATGGTATGTTTTCAGAAACAGAAGGTTATGTAATGGACGTTGCTTCTGAGGGTGGTAATAGGTCTAGATATTCTTTTAATCATTTGTTTTCTGATAAAAGGGTAAAAGATTTTTTTATCAACAAAGTTAATAATGAATTAATGAACTTAATGATTGATTCATCAACGCCAAACGATTCTCGAATAGCTTTAAGATTATCTACAGAAGATATAGATAACAGAGCTTTCTTGATGCCAATGGGTGTATCTCAAGGTGGCGGTGTAAGATTTATGGCTGTCTTTAGACAGAATGGTAACTTAGTTCCTGTACTAGATAAAACAGGTTATCCAATAGGATTTAGTACATCAGAGCCAGATGTTGCTGCATTTGCAAAATCTATTAATAAAGAAAGCTATCTAAAAACTTTAGGTATGGATGAAATAAATGATATTAGACGCAACAAAATAACTGCTGACGAGATTATTGACAGCACTCAATCAGGTCCAGAACAAGGTTATATTGTTCCAGAAGGTGCTCAAGATTCACCGTATGCAGGAGCAGGAATGAATTAATGGCTGTAAACATTCTATTCCAAGAAGGCCAGTTAGGTGCTCTAAATAACTTTGATGCAAACGAAAAAGACCCTAAGTTCTTTGATGTTGTTGGTGCTCAACTTAACTACACTTATCAGCCAATAATAAACCAAGCTAGAAATGAAGCACAGTTTGGAAATGTAGAAACAGACTTTGACTATGACCCTAGACCAGATATGGAAGGGTATGAAGAATACTTTGATACATTAGTTCACGCTAAAAATTCTGAACATATGAGTGTTCTAAAGTCACAATTATCTGACCTTGAAGAAAACAGGGAGGTAATGGCAAGAGCAGGTTTCTGGACAAACGTAGGAGCAGGTTTCTTTGATCCTGTAAATTTAATAGCTTTACCTTTTGGTGGCGCAACTATTGGGCTTGCAAGATCTGCTGTAAGAGGTGGTGTTGCGGCAGGTACTACTCAAGCTTTTCTAGAAGGCATAAGAGCTCCTTATGATCCTACTGGTACATTTGGGGAGGCTGCGTTAAATATTGGGGCAACTACTGTATTTGGTGCATTGCTAAATAGTGCAGTTAGTATTCCTATGACAAGAAGGGCAGATGCCTTTCGTAAGACGCAACAATCACATGAAGAGTTTTTAAGAGAAGCAGGTATTACTGAACAGGTAAATACACTTAGCGCAGAAGATGTCGTTAATCTTAGACCTCGAGAAGAAAGAACTTACAAAGGCAGAACAGATCAGAACTTAGATGATACTATTGCTGTAGAAGAACAAATTGTATTTGGTTCTACCAAAAGAATAGAAGAAATAGACGAAACTCTTAAAAAGAATATAGACGAGTTAGATAATGAAAAGATAGAAGATCTTCTTAGAGAACAAAATGCGTTAACATCTAAAAGATCTCAGGCAGAAATTTCTATTTCAAATATAAATAGAGAAAGAGCATTAAGAAAAATAGAAGATGCAAGAATTGAAGGTATAGATGATCCGTATGATCTTGCTCCTAATTTATTTATAAACAGTCCATTCTTTAAATTTATACCTACACCTATAAAAAGCGTTCTTCAATCTGATGCTGCTGACTCAGCTAAGAAAGCTATATTGCAGCTTACAGGTGATAGCGGATTACTTCTTGTGATGAACAAGTTTGGTTTATCTATTGGCCCTTCTGTGTTGCAAAAAGCTAAACTTATGGAAGGTGAATGGGTAACATCTAACAATAGTTTAATTAGACTGTGGTCTGAAAGTCTTGGCATTAAAGACCCTAGTAGACCTCTTGGCATCAATGTAAACGATGCCATTGAACGTGCAGCTAATGTTGGAAGAAAAATTAGGGGTAAAGAACCTAATGGCAGATCTTACAATGAATGGCTTACAGAAGTTAATAACAAAAGAATTAACAAGGTTGATAATTTAACAGATCAGGAAAGACAGGCTGTAAATATTATTGATCAATTTTTTAAGAAGTATGCAGACAGACTAGAAAATGTTGGACTTCTTGGCACTGAAAAAAGTATTGATGCTAGAGTTAGGCAAAACAAAATTAAGCTAGAAAGAGCTAAAGAAGATTTTGCAAACTTTGAAACAAATTCAAAAAAATGGAGAAAAGAATACAAAGAAAACTTTAATAGGATTAACGATCATTACAGAAATAAAATTATTAATCTTACTAGAGCCATAGAAGAAGATGAACTTTCTTTGGAGAACTTTCCGCGTGGAGTTATGCCAGCTAATGAAGATGTCTTTATGCCTAGATATTGGGATATAGGCAAAATTAAAAAGAACAGGGCCGAGTTAGAAAAGATTATTGCTGATTGGTACATGAGCAATCCTACTGTTTATGTAAAAGAAAATGGTAGATACGTTAAGAAAGAATTAGATGGTAGTCTTAAAGCTGCTGAAGATAGAGCTAAGAAAACTGTTGATAACATCTTAGGTATTAAAGATATAGTTGACCCAGAACAAATATCTTATGGATACGGTAAATCAAAACATTTAAGGCATAGAGAATTAGATATACCTAACAGTCTTGTTCTTGAGTTTATTCATACTGATGTAATGGCTATTATGAAAGCCTACGCTCATAGAACTGGTGGTATATATCAGTTTCATAAAATGTATGGCGGTAGATCTGTTAAAGAAGTTGTTGAAGATACTGAGTTGGAAATGCTTATAGCAGGTAACTCAGTTAAAGATATTAATACATTTAAGAAAAACTTTAAGGGTGCTTATGATAGGATTGCAGGTTCACCTGTTAGAAATTTTGACAGGATAGACTTTCAAGCTGCACAGATAATGAAAGACTTAGCATACATGAATTACATGGGTGCAGCAGGTTTTTCTGCTATACCAGATTTTTCTCGCATTGTTATGGAACATGAGCTTGGTGATATTCTAAAAGGTTTATTAGATGTTTTTGACAAGAACACTAGAAACTTAAATAGACAGGAGCTTGATGGAATAGCTGAAGCTATTGAGATACTTCAAGGTTCTGCCCATTTAAAATTTACAGAGAATATGACAAACAACCCAATGCAATCTTCAGCTTGGGATACTGCTAGAAGCATTTACAATGTTGCTAACCTTCTAGGTCCAGTTACACAAATTGCAAAAGAGTTAGATGGATTAATTCGTGGGCATACTCTTGTTTCTCTTTCTAAGAAATGGACAGCCAAAGAAAAAAATAATTTAATTACACAACAAGAGGCATCTTATTTAGCTAGGTACAATATTACAGAAGAGATTGCTCGAGAGATAGCAGAAGCCCCTGTTCAGCTTAGTGCAAGAGGTTTGTATATTCCTAATACATCTTCATGGTCTGGTACTATTAGATTTCCAGATCATACAGCAACAATAATTACAGGACCTACAAATAAATTTGCAAAAGATGGAAGATATGTTCCTGCATTTTACAATAAAAGTTCAAAGAAAATATTTATAGATGAAGATTATATTCGTGGTGAATATTATGAATCTAGAGTATGGGCAAAAGATTCTACAAAAGTAGAAGGCGTCAAAGGTTTGCCAGAAGGTTTTATAAAATCACCAGATGATTTAGTACAGTTTGTTAAGATGCACGAAATAATGCACAATAAAAATAGTGCTAAAAGTTTAGGCTTTGACTCTAGAACTAAACAAGGCAAAGCAGACTATGAAAATGCTATTAATAAACTAGCAATAGAAGAAATTAAAAAACATCCAAGAGTAAGCGAAGAAACTACAGAAACATTTAGATCTGCACTTCAAAGCGGAATACTCAATACTATTATGATGGGTACTCCTGCTGATAAACCATTGATTACTGATGGTGTTGTTTATGTTCCTCACAGGATAGCCAAAGCATTTGGTTATGATGAAGATGATGTTGTTACTGGTTACTCAAGAATAGAGTCAGGCATTCTTGGATTGCCATTCCAATTTTTTGCATATGCTTTTGCTGCAATGAATAAGGTAACTGGCGCTTATTCTCAGGGTCAGATTAAGAACAGAGCCGCAGGAGTAATTACTGCAATGGGTCTTGGGTATATGTCTATTGCTATTAAGAGTCAGCTTAGTGATGGTGCTGCAAGGCAATGGGATGAAATGTCATACTCAGATAGATTTGCTAGATCTTTCGATCAAAGTGGATTAGCTGCTATGTACTCAGATATACTTTATACTTCTATAAATACTAGCATGGCTCTTGGTGGCGGTAATTTCTTAGAAGGTGTTATTGAACCTAAGTTTCCTCAAGAACCTAATATGTTAGATGCGCTTACTGGTGTTATGGGCGCAGGTCCAAGCATTGCGGCTGATCTTACTATTAATCCTATAGAAGATTTTTTAAATGGAAATGCAGGAGAGGGTTTAAAAACTTTTACTCGTAATCTTCCGTTTATGAGATTGTGGCTTTGGAAGGGTGATATGAATGCAATCACTCTTGGTATGTCTAGATCTATGTAATTTGTGCGTCTTTTTTTGTGCGTTGATAGAAAATATAAACAACGCTAATTTGTGACCAAATGAGGGTTTACTATGACAATTAACATTGCAGACAATTCACCACGTATTTCTTACACAGTAGCACAAGGTCAAACACAAACAAGTTTTGCAGTACCTTTTGAATTTTTTAATAACACAGATTTAAATGTATATGTAGATGGGACACTCAAAACAATTACTTCTCACTACACTGTTTCGGGTGGCGATGGTTCTACTGGTACTGTTTCTATTTCTGTCACAGGTGGCACTGGTGGGTCTACTGTTGTTATTACCCGTGATATTCCTTTAGAAAGAACAACTGATTTTCCTGTTTCTGGTTCATTTAACATTGTGGCTCTTAACACAGAGTTAGATAGATTAGTTGCTATTGCTGCTGACCTTGAAGATCAAGCTAATCGTGCATTGCAACTTACAGATTTTGATGCTGCGGTGTCACTTGTCCTCCCAGAAGTTGACACTCGTAAAGGAAAGACGCTTGCTTTCAATGCATCAACAGGCGCAGTAGAGGCAGGTCCAAGTATTTCTGACACTCAAGCTGTTTCTGCTGCGTCCGCTGACATAGCATTACTTGCTGATATACAAGACGGTACTACAGCAACTAATGCGATTACTACTGCTGCAAGCAATAATGCTAATATTTCTACGGTTGCAGGAATATCTGGTAATGTAACAACAGTAGCAGGGGTCGCTAGTAACGTAACTACAGTTGCAGGAATAGCATCTAATGTTACTACAGTTGCAGGTGACACAACTCATATTCAAGCATTAGGTCCAGTAAGCGCAAATATAACTACGGTTGCAGGGGCTGTTAATAATGTAAATACAGTTGCTACAAACATTGCTAGTGTAAACACGGTAGCTACAAATATTACTGATGTAGTTGCTGTTGCTGCTGATCTTGCTGAAACAGTATCTGAGATAGAAACAGTAGCTAATGATCTTAATGAATCAACTTCTGAGATTGATACTGTTGCTCAGAGCATAGCTAATGTAAATGCTGTTGGTAATAATATTACTAATGTAAATACAGTAGCTTCTAACAACTCTAATATTAATGCTGTTGCTGCTGATGCGACTGATATTGGAACAGTTGCTACAAACATATCTAATGTAAATGCAGTTGGTGGTATATCATCAAATGTAACAACGGTTGCAGGTATAGCTTCTGATGTAACTGCTGTTGCAAATATCCAAAGCAATATTTCTACTATTGCTCAATCAGCCGCTACAACAAATATTAATACGGTAGCTGCCGACTTAAATGGATCAAATACTATAGGTGCTGTTGCAGGTGCAATTACAAATGTAAACAATGTTGGCGGTTCAATATCTAATGTCAATACTGTCGCTAATAATCTTTCTTCTGTAAATTCGTTTAGTAATCAGTATGTAATTAGTGCTAATGCGCCTAGCTCTCCTAATGATGGATTGCTGTGGTTTGATACGTCTACAGATACAATGAAAGTTTACAATGGTTCTAGTTTTCAAAACGCAGGATCAAGTGTAAATGGAACAACGAATAGAGTTAATTATGTCGTTGGCTCATCTTCTGGTTCTTATAATGGTTCTACTACATCTTTTCCTGCAACTTATGATGCAGGATATGTTGATGTATACCTCAATGGTGTACGTTTAGACCCTGCGGATTATACTGCTACAAATGGATCAACAGTTGTTTTAGGCAGTGCAGCAACAGCAGGTGATACATTAGGTGTCGTTGGATACGGTACATTTGCTTTATCAGATCATTACAACAAAACACAATCTGATGCTCGATATGCTCAATTATCAGGAGCAACATTTACTGGTGCAATAGATATGGGTTCAAACAATATTACCACTACTGGTAAAATATTGTATTCAAACCTTTATTCTGCAACCAGTGATCTCCCAAGTGCCTCAACTTATCATGGAATGTTTGCACACGTGCATGCTACTGGTGCAGGGTATTTTGCACATGGAGGTAATTGGCTCAAATTAGTCAATGAGGATACTAGTGGTAATGTAGTTATCTCAGGTAATCTTACAGTTTCAGGCACTACAACAACTGTAAACAGTACAACGCTCGATGTTGCAGATAAGAACATTACGATAGCTAATGGTGCGGCTGATGCGGCTTCTGCTGATGGTGCTGGGCTTACTGTAGATGGTGCTAGTGCTACGTTTACTTACGCAAATACTGGTGACAAATGGACAATGAACAAGCCATTAGATGTTACTGGTGCAATTACTTCAAGTGCTGCATTAAATGCTGCAAGTGCAAGCCTTACTGGTTCTGTTACTGCAACAAGCGCAGATATTAATGGGCCTCTTGCTATAGAAGAAGTAAAAGAAAAAGTTACTATAGATACCACAACATCAGGCACACTTACATTTAATACACAAACACAAGCTCTTATTTTTCTAAGTGCAAACCAAAGTGCAAACAGAACAATAGATTTTACAAATGTAAATGCAAATATGGCTGTTGGCGAAAGCATGACGTTTGCTGTCCTAGCTACGCAAGGTTCTACAGCTTACTATCTTAATGCTTATCAAGTAGACAGTTCATCAGTAACACCAAAATGGCAAGGTGGTTCTGCACCATCCGCAGGTAACGCATCAGGAATAGATGCTTACTCATTTACATTAATTAAAACTGCAGATGCTACATTTACAGTTTTAGCATCAGTTACACAGTACGCATAAGGAATAGGTATGCCTTTACTTTCAACATTTGGTGC